CGTACCGGCTCGCAAGACGTTTGGCACTCGATCTCGATGGACTGGCGGGAAGTGGCCCGCTGGCGCAGAAGCAATCAACCCAAGAAGAAACGATGATCACCTATCGCGGCGAAAAGTTCAGCGGCTACAACAAGCCAAAAAAGACCCCAGGTGGAAAGAAGAAGAGCGCCGTGCTCGCGAAGAAGGGCACTAAGGTAGCCCTCGTGCGGTTCGGCGACCCGACGATGTCCATCAAGAAAGACAAACCCGGGCGGAAGAAGAACTACTGCGCTAGGTCCGCCGGCCAAGGCAACACGAGCAACATATTTAGCGCAAACTATTGGAGCCGAAAGGCTTGGAGCTGTTAAGCTGCCTGCATCTTGTCTAGCATCGCTTGGATGCGGGCAAGGCGGGCCAGAGCCGCTTCCTGCATCAGGATGTGCGGGGCAGGGTTAAACTCGTTGGGTTTCTCCCAGTACTGGTAGCAGCGGCGGCTGAGGGATAGGGCCTGGGCGGTCTCGGACTGGCTGAAGCCTAGCTTGAGCCGGGCCTGGCGGAGTTGTTGGGCGAAGGTCATAGGAAAAGTTGGGCTAGGAGGACGCGGAAAGCTCGCTCTGCGACTGCGGGGACGACGCCATTTCCGAGGAGGCGCAATCGGTCCACCCGATTGGCAGCCCCATCATCACCTCCACGAACGCAGGGTTCAATGGCCCAGCCGGTATGGTCGCTCCAGCCGTCTGGAGTTCGCCCCGTCTGGCTTTCGCCTCCAGCGTCTTGGATTGCTGAGACGACCCGTTCAAACGAAACGAGTCCTCGTTCGCACACGGAGTGGGCAAGGACGAATACCCGTTTGCGTTCGTGGCACGCACCAACTTCAGCCGCTGAGAATAATCCGAATGTGCTTCGGTAACCAGAGCCTTGAAGGTCTCGCAAGACAGCGTCGAGTCCGAGGGCGAGATGACCCTGCACGTTTTCGAGGAAAACGAACCCAGGTCGAACAAGGCGGATTCCTGTGGCAATTGCGGGCCAAATGTGTCGAGGGTCAGCGACGCCGAGTTGAAGTCCGGCCTGACTGAACGGCTGGCAAGGATATCCGGCAGACAAGATGTCCACTTTGCAGTGAAAGTCGCTGTATGGGAACGACTTAACATCAGGCCAAATCGGGGCAGGATCAAGTTGCCCGCCTTCCATACGCGCCGCCAGGACGCCGCTGGCAAACTCATCGATTTCCGCATAAGCGACTGTGCGAGCACTTCGCAGCATTCGTTTGAGCCCCAGGTCAATGCCGCCGTAGCCGGAACAGAGACTGAGGTGAGTGACTTTGGGATGATCCATATCATTTTTTCTTGGGTCAAAAGTTCTGGGGTAAAATCGGCTGGGGTAAATCAAAAGCGCAGAAACTGCGCGGGTAGAAGGCCAGCTACTGAAATCCCCTGAGGTAAAATGCCCTGGGTAAAACGGCCTGGGGTAAATCGGCCTAGGTAAAATGGCCCAAGGCGATTGCGTGCGTTTAAACGGGCGATCCCGTGCGGGTAGGGTCAAGGGCCAGACTAGGCCCGAAAAACCCGGCAAAACGCAAGGAAAAGCCCCCAGGCGCAGGCCCAAGGGCTAAGGGTTGGGTTAAGAATGACCTAGCGCAGCAAATGCTTCGTCATCCGTCAGGATCCGGTCCTCGCTGAGGTCGAGGTAAGCGTGCGCCCCTTGCTTAGGATTGAAGCAATAGAGCAGACGGCGACCCGTGCGGGCGGTAAATGGCAATTCCATCCCCCCGTGCGCGGGAACCCAGGTGTCGCTTTTGAGCGAGACCGCGAACGAATAAGAGGCGGAAACGGCGGGCGTGCTCATAACTCGGCCCCCGTCATAGCGTAATGAAAAGCCTCCGTCCGGGATCCGAAAAATTCGGATTCCAGGTCCAAGCCCTCGGAAACGTAATAGTTGCCGGATTCTTCGTCGAACGTAATGCAGGCGAGCAGGTCGCCCTTAGGCGTGCGGACCTCCCACTGGGTGTCGTCCGTTTGGTGCAGGATGTTTTCTGGATGCATTTTTATGGTTTTTTGTTGGGTTAAATCCGCCAGGGTAAATCCAGGCGGGGTAAATTGGTTTAGGCAAAATCGGTTGGGGTAAATCTCCAGGGGCAAAATGAGCCAGGGTAAATCCCTGCGGGTGAAATCAGCCAGCGGCAGCGGCCGCAGTTACGGCGCAAGGGTTGGCTGGCTGGCTCCGGCGGGTTGCGGGTTGGCGAATTGGGGCGCAAGTAAGGGCGCCCCGTCCAAGGGCGCCCCGTAGGGTTTGAGGGTTGCGGGTTAAGCTAGGGCAACGGCGGTTGCGGCGCCGCTGCGGCTGCCGTGCGGGTTAATCCAGATGGAAGGCAGCGTCCGGCCGGTTGGCGGCCGGAAAGCCTGGCCAGCCATCCGAAAGCGGCCATCGCAGAGCTTGCACTTTTCACACGTCAACCCCTTGGCGTCACTAAGGCATTCCACCGTCCCGGCGGGTTGAATCGGGGAAACGTGAAACGAACGAAACCCGGCGCGGGTCGCGGCTTTGAAGGAGTCCGCCGTTTCGGTGCTGGCCATAAAGTAACGGGCATAAGCGGCCGCTTGCGGGTTGTCCTTCCAATCGTGAAAGTAGCCCGTCCACCCGTCGGAAACGGCGGCAATGGCGGAAACAATGGCCAGCGGCAACAACGTAGGGTTGCCATAGGCGCCGAATCTCACCTTGCGGCCGGAGAAGAGGGTCGCGAAATCCGCTGGGGTTGCCTCGGGGTAAATGCCGCGGTGAAACCCTTTCCAAATGGCAAGCGGCGCCTGGCCTACGTTAACGTAGCAGCCCTTGCCGCTGGCAAACGGGCAACCGCGGCAGACGGTTTCCGCATCCAGCCCGCTTTGCACGGCGGCAACGGGGTTCGTTTCCGTCAGTAGGAACCAGACTTGCACCATATTGCCGGTTTTCCGGTTGGCGGTCTCGAACGTGGCAATGGCGACGTAATCGCGGCCGGAGACGGTGCCACGGTGCAGCACGGCGCCGGTGGCGTTTTCTAGGGTGGGTTTTTCGGTTGTCATTTTATCGGGTTTTGCGGGGTGAATGTTAGCCCAAGGCATTTTGAAGGTCTTTCCACGTAAGGGGCGCCGCCGGATTGCTGAATCCGTAGCGGTCCGAATGAATGGATTTCAGCCAAGCGCGGGCGGCCGGCCCAGGTAGCCCAACCAATTCATTCCAGGCTTCGTTGTACGAAACTCCGCCAAGTTTGTGCTGCCAAGCATTCCAGGCCCGCAATTGACGGCGCGTCACCTCAAACGTCTCGAAAGAGGGGAAGCCAAGGGCGCGTTGCACGTTCGGACGGTATAAGGTTACTTTCATTTTATTTGAGTTTCGAGGGTTAAGCTGCGTAAGCAAAGCCAAGGGCAAGCGCCACTAGTAGCAGCGCGCACAAGACATAGTCAGTAAACGTAGCGGGTTCGATGGTGTGTTTCATCTCCGCCACCCTTGCCTCCCTTTCCCTCCCTAGCAAGCGCAACCCTTGCGCCACCCTTAGTCAGTAGCCAGCCTTATGCCAGGCCCCCCGAACTAGTAGTTTTCCCTCGACAAGCCCCCCACCCACTTTGCAACTCTCGGGGATGGAAGCAATTTCCCCCACCGTAGAAACCCCCTCCGCCAGTAAGGCCGGCAGGCCGTCCCACCGGAATAAGGCTGGCCAGCGGGCTTGGCACAAGCGCCTAGTGGCTGCCGGCCGGCTGGAGGAGGCGGCCGAGTGGGCCGCCGCCTGTAACCTCCTGCCCCCGCCCGTGCCGCCGGCCGCACCGGCCGTCCTTGCACCGGCTCCGTCCGGCCCGGCACCGGCGCCCACCACGGCCGGCCCTGCCAACCCTGCGGCCGCCCCCACAGGGGGGGAGGGGGTCAACCAGGCTGGGGGGCTGGAGAATGGGCATACTTCCACCCAGGTAGGTGTAAATTTGCAGTGCGAGTCACCTGCTGCTGGGCCTGCCGTAGCCGCTGAGGCTCATTTAAGCCTCCCTGCCGATTCGCTGGCGCTCATCGTTGCCTCCCCTAAGGGGGAGGTGGAGGGGGTTGAGGGAGGTCGTCAAGCCGGAAGTAGTAGTGGTGCTGATACTGAGGAGGTTAAGGTAGAAGAATGTTTGGGTGGGTGGCCGGCTGAGGTGGAGGGGGTGGTGGGGATTAGGTGTCGGAACAAGTGGTATGTGGAGGTGCAGGTGGGGGAGAAGAAGTGGGCGAAGGCGGAGATTGGGGGGCGGGTGCTGACGTATGCGGAGAGGAGGATGGTGCGGCGGGTGTGGGTGAGTGCGGATGGGAGGGATGCGGAGTATGAGTTTGTGGATCGGCCCGTGGAGGTGAGACCAGTTGAGCCCGAGCCCGTGATTGCACCTGTGGCTGTGCCTGAGCCAGTTGTGGTGGCCGAGGAGCCTGCGCCGGCGGCGGAGCCCGACTACAACCCGTCTGCGACGGACTTTATGGAGCAGGCCAGGAACGCGGCGTATGCCGCCTACACCCGATGAGCCTAAAGAAGAACCCGCACAGCCCCAAGAAGAGCTACCAGCCCCAGAAGCTGATCAATGCAGTGGCTCAGGCGACGATTGAGACCAAGGGGATCGGCATTGCCAAACACGGCCTGCTCAAGGAGGTCAGCCGGGACGACCGGCTGATGCTGCAGCGGGTGGTGGGGATGAGCGTCGAGGAATTCAACCAGCGGCTGATGGGCAAGCTCGACTGCTTGGCTGACAAGATCCTGGACCGAATGCTGGATACCGTGGACGAGACCCCACTCAACAACCTGGGCTTCAACCTGTCCGTGGCGATGGACAAGCGTCAGCGAATGGCTGGGGCGGCCGCCGTGGGCAACGCCAACGTCAACATCCAGGTCAACAACTATGGCGGGATGAGCAAGGAGGAGATCCTTGCCAAGCTGACGGGCAAGTTCGCCACCGCAGACGTCACCCAGCCAGCCCCCGTGGAGGCCGAGGTGGTCCCGCCACCTGAGCCCAAGCCCACCCGCCAGCAGATGATGGCGGATGCGCTGAAGGGGGATGACGCAGCCTAAGCCTTGGACCGGCTCAGGTAGTAGTGGACCAGATCCCGCTTGATGCCGAGGAGGTCCGAGATCCGCTGCTGAGTCATCCCGTTTTTGTAGAGCTGCTGCACCCTGACTCTTAGGTGCCCCGCCTCGGCCCGAGACCGCCGGCCATAGGTGGAGGCCAGCTTGTCCCGGATTTTACGCTCCGTCTCCTTGATCTCGTAGCGGGTGGGGATGCCGATGATGGGATTCATACCTTCATCAGCCAGAACTGGTGCTGGGTGGAGGGCAGGATGACCGCCTCCCGCCGGAAGATGGTGTAGAACGCATCAATCGCCAGCCGTGGGTTGTCCAGCGGGTTGGCCTCCTGCCGGGGCTTTTCCGTCCAGGTGTAGTCGTCGAAGGCCAAGTACCCACCCGGCTCCAGGATCTGCCACGCCAGCACCGCATCCGTCAGGACGTCCTTGGCGAGGTGGCTGCCATCGACGTAGATGAAGTTGAAACGATGGTATTCTCTGCGCTGGACGTACTCGGCCAGTTCGTAGATCGACTCGTTCGTTAGTACGTTAACTGGCCCACCGTTGTCGTAATTGGTGTTTCTGGCAAAGCGTTCCCAGACGGCCTGCATACGGACGCCCAAATGCTCGGCGCTGCCTTTCCACGTATCAATGCAGTTAATCTCGTCAAAAGCCATATGGTCCAGCATCCAGCAGGTGGCTTGGCCCTCGTAGCAGCCTATTTCGATGGCGTTTTTGAACTGAGCCTTCTTTGGCAGCAGATTGTTGATGAAGTTGGTCTCCGCCGTCTGCTGGAACCAAGTGTTGGTGAACTCCCTCACTTGGCTGCCTCCTTCTGGGCCAGCATCTCAGCCTTGATGGCCTTGATCTCGTCCTTGCGCCACGGCTCGGACAGCATCTCTAGGAGCTGCGGGGTCTCGATGGGCAGGGCCACCTTGCCCGAGTGGGCCATAATGAGTTTGGTATCGACGTGGATATCGATGCCTGCCTTCTGCACGAGGTCGCAGAACCAGTAATCCTCCGAGACGAACACGTTGGGCTCGTCGTACTTGAGGTCCACCAGTCGCTTGATGCGCTCGACCATAATGTCATTGTTCTTGGCCGGCTCACCGAGTGTCTCACGGATAGTTTCCAGCCGGCGTTCCGGCGTGCCCGGCCCCTGCAGCCCCATCGGGAAGAACTCGTGCAGCGGATGCGGCGGGTGATTGGGGTCCACCAAGATCCCCCGGCGCCAGGAGTTCAGCTCCGCGATGCGCTTAAACACGCTCATCTTCATCTTGGAAAAACCTAGGGCCGACCGGGACACCTTTTGCAGCCCCTCCTCGTTGGCGTGCTCACCGGGAATCAGGTGCATATGCCAGTGCGTCTTGAGCGAGCGAGTGGCGTAAATGGCGCAGACGATGTCCACATCGTGTTTTAGCAGCCGCAAGAGCGCCCCAGCGGTCACATCCTCGCCGTGTTGCTCGGCCAGCACGTCCTTGTCCCACCAGACCAGCTCGTCGAATCGATGCTCAAAGGCGTAGGCCACGAGTTCGTTCCGCGCCTGCTGCACTGCCGGCCCCTCCAAGAGGCACCAGTCCAGTTTGACGTCCGGAATCTTGGCGGCAGCCAGTTGCAGGCTGGTCTTGAAGTAGCTGCGGGGAATGTCGCCCTTTAGCGGCGTGGCAATGAGGATGCGTTTCATAGAGGAAACCGCACGGTGGTCCACGGACGCAGTGCCGAAAACGTCAAAGTCAGGCATTTCTATGGATATTAGCGCATCTTATAAGGTTTATGGCCGGTTTTAGCCACTTGCTTCAGCCCAAGCCGGTTCTAGCAGATGGAAATGGTAACCAAACGCTGCGTGGATGAGTGGCTCATCGAGCCCGACATCGAAGGAGCGCGGGAATACGCCCGTTTGTCCATCATCGCCGAGCCCGCCGGCCTAAACGTGGACGGCCAAGGCATTATCCCGTGGGAACAACTCCTTTCCGCCCGTCAGTCTTACGCCGTAAACCTTAAAAAGCGCAATGCCACTCGGTGACGTACACTTTGCGGATGATTTTACGCCCACTTTTGGTATCCCGTGGGTGCCGATCCCGGAGCGGGACGACTTGGCCGCCTGGCCGCAGGATAAGCTGATCGAGTACCTCGCTTTCCGGGAAGAACGAAACAAACAGGCGTTGGATAACCCCGTGGGTGCCGGTTGGACCCTGCCGATGTGGCAGGAAGTGATGGCAAACTGGGGCAAGTACCAGAACCACATCATCTTAGGTGGCAATCGATCGTCAAAATCGATTTTTGCCAGCCGGTTATGCGTGTGGGCTTGCGGCAGCATCCCCTCTGCCGAGGTCCGGGCCTATCACGTCAACGAGGACCGGAGCATCGAGGACCAGCAGCGGATGATCTATGATGCCCTGCCCATCGGCATCCGCCGGCTGCCCACCAAGAAGGGCCTAAACCACTCCGTTCAGTACAGTCAGAAGAACGGGTTTACCGACAACATCTGCATTCTGCCCCCGCTGTCCGGTGCCGTGCGCGGTGGGTCGATCAAGTTCAGTAATTACCGTGCTTACGCCAACGACGCCCAGATTGCCGAAGGCTACAAGGCCCACTTGATCTGGTGCGACGAGGAGATCCCAAAGAAAATGTGGGAGACGCTGCAATACCGAACGAGCGATTTCCACGGACGCATCTTGCTGACGTTTACCACCCTTAACGGCTGGACGCCGCTGGTGCAGGACATTCTTGGCAAGACCAAGACCCTCAAGAAGCGATTTGCCCCGCTGGTAGGCAAGGAATTGCCGGTGATGCAAGAATCGCTCACCCGAGCAAGTACCGCGATTTATTATTTTTGGACGGAGGACAATGCGTTTCTTGATACGTCCGATTTTACTCGTAAAGTGTTGGGTCGAACCAAGGACGAGGTGCTGGCCCGGGCCTATGGTATCCCCACCAAGGCGATCACTTCCGTATTCCCTGGATTCAACAAGGAGGTTAACGTCATCCCATATGAAACCCTACCTTTCGTCCGTGACCCAAGCTATCCGGTCACTCGGTATATGGCTTTGGACCCTGCTGGATCGAAGAACTGGTTTATGCTCTGGGTCGCCATCGACGCCGCCGGCACCTGGTGGGTCTACCGCGAGTGGCCCGACTATGACGACTGGGCACTGCCCGGCAGCGGAGCCGAAGGCAAACCCGGTCCCGCGCAGAAAGGCTCCAAGAAAGGCATCCGTGACTACGTCGAGCTTATCGAGCAATGTGAGGACGGTGAAACGATTCAAGAAAGGCTCATTGACCCGCGCCTCGGTGCGGCGGAAAGGCAGTCCGCCGAAGGGGCAACCACCATCATCTCCGAGCTGGACGACGTGGGAATGACGTTCATCCCCGCCCCCGGCGTGGAGATTGAGAACGGCCTGCAGCTCATTAACGGTCTCCTGTCCTACGATGAGAACAAGCCCATCACCGCGCTCAACGGGCCGCGCCTATACATCTCTGACCGCTGCCAGAACCTGATCTACTCAATGAGTGAGTATACGGCCAAGGGCGGCAAGGAAGAGGCGACCAAAGATCCAGTGGACTGCCTGCGTTATCTGCTCGTCGCCAACTGCGAGTTTATGGACCCGCAGGCAATGCAGCAAACCGACAACCGGACGTGGAGCTATTAACTTGCCTTGGAAGGGGCTTACGCATAGCGCCCTAAGCAATGAGTTCCATCGACTCCCTCCAGACTTCCGTCCCCAACGATCCGAGTCTGCAACTGGCCCCGTCCGGCGACAACGCTCCTGATTTTAACCTGATCTGCAAGGCTTTTGAGGACTGCGTTGCCGACAACCAGCCCTACGTCGATCAGTGCCGCGTCAACTACCAGACCCGGTACGCCATCTGGAACGGCCAGTCAGCGGACGGGAAGAAGCATTCCCGCGAGGGCAGCAAGACGAGCCCCACGCCTTGGGACGGCGCGTCCGATCTGCGCGTCTTCCTCGTTGATAACATCATCAACAAAAAGGTGGCGATGGAGTGTATGGCTTTCCAGCGGGCCAACCTCTCGGCGGTGCCGGTTGGCACCAACGATATGGAGCGGTCCAACCTCGTGACCAACTTTATGCGCTGGCTGATCCAGACGCAGATTCCAGAGGTGCATCGGGAGGTTGAGATTGCCGCCAACTATATGAACGAGAAGGGACTGGCCGTGATGGGTCAGTTCTGGGAGAAGCGCCGGGAGAAGGTGCTGGTCAATGTCCGGCTGGAGGATCTCCAGCTCCAGTTCCCGCAGATCGACATTGTTGCCCTGATCGAGGACAAGGCCGCCGAGGAGGACTTGAAGTCCATCTTTGAGGAGCAGTACGGTTGCAGCCGGGCCAAGGCGACCAAGATGCTCAAGGAATTGCGGAAGACTGCTGAGACCACGGTGCCAGTGGAAGGGCCGGAGCGGTCCTACCCCGTCCTGCGGGCGTTCAACCTGGATGAAAACCTGTTCATCCCGTCGTTCTCGCTGGATCTGGAGCGGGTGCCTGGCATCTACCGCGTCGAGTACTTTACCGCCGAGCAGCTCCGGCAGTTGGTGCGCGATGACGGCTGGGACAAGGACTGGGTGGAAAAGGCGATTGAGACGCAGCGTGGCCGGCTGATCACCATCAGCCCCTCCGAGTACACGCAACCCATCAGCCGTTCGTTCGTCTACACGCAGCAGCGGTTCACGGACAAGATTGGCATCGTCTACGCCTATCAGCGTTTGTCCGACGAGGATGGTGTGCCGGGCATCTACTGCACGGTCTTCAACCCGCAGATGCCGCCGGACGACAAACAATCGGGCTTCGCCAAGCACGGCCTTCTCGGTTACGCCCACGGCGAGTATCCGTTTGTCCTCTATCGCCGCGAGTACTTGAGCCGCAAGCTGCACGACAGCCGGGGCGTCCCCGAGCCGGGCAAGCCGTGGCAGGATCAGATCAAGGCGCACAAGGACAGTCGCATCGACGCCGCGTCCCTCGCTATCCTTCCGCCCATCTGCTACCCGCAGGGCCGCCCGCCGGGCCGCTGGGGTCCAGGTGCGCTTATCTCCGAGCGCCGGCCGAACGAGTATCACTACGCCGACCGGCCGATTCCGGATATGAACACGGAGAACTCCGAGTCGCTCTTGGAGTCCTCGTTTAAGGAGTACAACGGCTTTGCCGCGCAGAAGGGCGATCCTTCCGTTGACCCGATCTACAATCAATGGGAGATCAACAAGTTCCTGACCTGCCTGTCCAAGAGCTTTCGCCAGATCTGGAAGCTTTATAAGCAGTACGGCAAGGAGCAGGTCGTTTTCCGCGTGATGGGCGTCAAGGACGCGGACACGATGATGTTTGAGAAAGGTGACGTGAACGAGGAGTTCGACTTCTACCTCTCGTGGGACGTCCAGAGCACCGACTTCAAGTCGATGGCGGAAAAGTGGACGGCCATTATCCAAGGCGCCCAGTCGCTCGACCGCGATGGCGTCTGCGACTGGTCGGCGCTCTTCCAAGCGTTTGTCTCCTCCATCGATCCCAACATCGCCGAGCGCATCATCCGCCCGGTCAAGGCGGGCCAGCAGCAGGTGGTCAACGACGAGCAGCAGGATCTAGCGCAGATCTTTGCCGGCATCCCGAAGAACATCCGCATTGGCACGCCGCCGCAGTTGGGCCTGCAGGTCATCCAGCAGTACCTGCAGCAGCCGGACGTCCAGCAGCGGTACTCGCAGGACCAAGCGTTCCGCGAACGCATCGACGCCCGCGCCAAGCAGTACCAGTTCCAAGAGCAGCAACAGCAGAACGCCACGATTGGCCGCCTAGGCGCCCAGATGCCTGGACCGATGCCGGCTACCACCTCACCTCGCAATGCCTCCTCGTAAACGCAATCTCCTCACTGCCCGCGAACGGGTCGAACTGCTCCAGGTCGCCTTGGTGCGCCTTGCGCCCACCGAGGCGTTCCAGGAGTTTATCGACCACTTGCGAGAGATCCAGCGCAACACGCTGCTGGATCTTATGAACGATGTGACCGTGGCTGATGAGAAACTAACCGCTGCGGCGGTGGGCGAACTGCGGGCCTACGAAGCGATCATCAACCTGTTTGACGACTATGTAGCCACGCAGGTGCAGCAGGCAGTAGGAGATGATCAGGGATAAGATGGCCTAATACCGCTTGACATAGGGTCGGGTTATAATCACGGCTGATGGCACTGGGCTCCCGCCCTGTCCCGCCCTTGGGGGCTTTAAACCCACGATGTCTAACGATACAGTTCAAGCCACTTCGCAGCCAGTTGAAGCGCCCCCGGCGCCCGAGACGAAAAGCGATGCACCAAACAGCAATCTGAGTGTAGCTCAGGCCGCGCAACGTCTGCTTAATATGCAGGCGGAAAACGCACAAGCCCAAGCTAAACTAGCGGAACAGGTTGCACAGCCCGACAAGGCTGAAGAACCCGCATCCACAGAAGCGGCACCCGCCGAGTCTGTCGAATCCGAGGCCCCCGAGCCCGAGGCGCAAGCCACGGAACCGGAAGCCGAAGAGGACTCAGTTCCTTCTCAGATCTCGCCAGAGATTCAGAAGAATATCAACAAGCGCATCGGCAAGGAAGTCGCGAAGCGCAAGGCCGTTGAGGCCCAGTTGAATGAACTCAAGCTGGAGATGGCTAGGCAGTCGCAGCAACAGCAGCAGGCGCAACCTGCTCCGGTGCCGATTGCCCCCCTGCCGCAAGGCACGGTGCCACTCGCCCAGATTGAGGACTACAACGGTCTCCAGTCCTTAGCCCAACAGGCCAAGGAAGCCAAGCGGTTCGCGCAGCAGCAGCTCGCCAAGACCAACTTTGAGCCCATTCAGCTTGAAGGACAGTTATTGGATCGGGAGGCGCTGAACACCATCATTATCAACGCTGAAAAGACGTTGGAGGATGATATCCCTGCCAGGACGCAGTTTCTGCAGCAACGCAATCAGGCTCAACAACTTGCCTACGAGAAGTTTCCCTTCTTGAAGGACAAGTCCACTCCCGAGTACGTCGCGGCCCAGCAGGCTTACCTGCAGATGCCGTGGCTGAAGAACCTTCCCAATGCGGAATGGATCATCGGGGTGCAGATTGAGGGGCTCAAAGCGTTGCAGGCCAAAGAGAAGGGTAAAGCCAAGCCGACAAAGCCTGGCGTCATCCCCTCCAGCAAGCCGCCCAGCAGTCAAACGGTTGCCACTTCTGGAAGTTCCGAAAGCCGCGTTCCGTCTTCCACAAAGTCGGCCACGCAGGTTGAGGCTCTCCGGCAGCATCTGTCCAAGAAGGGTGGAGTCACGACAAACGAAGCAGTCCAATTCCTCCTGGCCCGAGAAGCGGCCAAACAAACTCGTTAAACATTAGTTTATGGCTCTTAGCACTACTTACAACGTCGCGGGTGATCGTGAAGATCTCACCGATTTCCTCACCATCCTCGCCCCCGAGGATACTCCGAAGGTCTCCACCTTCGCGAAGACCAAGCGGATGACCAACGCCTATCAGGAGTGGCAGGTTGACTCCCTTTCGCCCGTCAGCTTCGGCGGCGTGCTGGAAGGTCAGGATGTCCTCGCCTTCTCCAATCAGGCCGTCAATCGCGCCCGGATCGGCAATTACGTCCAGCAGTTCCGCGAGCAGTGGATGGTCTCCCGCTTGCAGGAGGCTTCGGATGTGGCCGGTGTTGCCAGCGAGGTCGCCAACGCCAAGATGAAGGCGATGCGCGAACTGAAGCGGTCCATCGAGGCTTGCATCGGTTCCGACAATGATCGCCAGCAGGAGGCGCCCCCGGCTCCCTACAAGCTGCGCGCTCTCGGCAAGTGGATCAGCGCCACTCCTGGCACTGACGTTCCTGCCGCGTTCCGCACGCCCTCTGGCAACATCGACACCACGGCGACCGGCTCCCTCGGTGAGTCCGCGTTCAACGACGTGTTCCAGTCGATCTTCCAGCAGGTCGGTGGCCGCCGGTCCTACACGCTGTTCGCTGGCCCGAATCTGAAGCGGGCGATCAGCAAGTTCCAGCGTCAGGAAGGCGCGTCTGGCACCACGAAGACCTATCAGGTCACGCAGGATGCCTCCTCGCACAAGATCGACTTGGACGTTACCGTCTATGTCGGCGACTTCCACACCGTGACGGTCGTTCCCGACCTGTTCAACGGTATCGCGGACGGCGCTGATCCCTCGACCACCACCAACCAGCAGAAGGCCCGTGGCTACGTCATTGACCCCGAGCTGGTCGGTATCGGCTATATGCTGGGTATCGAGTCGAACGAGCTGCCGGACCTTGGCGGTGGTCGTCGCGGGTTCATCCTCGCGGCCCTCACCCTCCTGGTAAAGAACCCCCTCGGTCTCGGCAAGTTTGCCGGCACCAGCTAACCCTCAACCTAGGAGGAAATCACAATGGCTGATACTGCTGTCACTATCTCCCGCGCCCGCACCTCGCAGCTCTCGCTGCAGGAGCAGGCTCGCGGCTTCTCCCACAAGTACACCGTCAAGAGTGCTGACGTGGCGCTGGGCACCGGGTCTTCGGACACGGTGACCGTCACGCTGGGCACGCTGCCGGCGAAGTGGGCCATCAACAACGCGCTGGTGAACATCTCGACTGCCTTCGCGGGCACGACGGCGTTCACGGTCGTTGTTGGCACCACCACCACGACCAACAGCTTCATCACCTCGCAATCGGTGCTGACGGCTGGTGTTCTGGCCGGTGTCCCGACGACCGCCACGGTTCGCACCGCGACCGCTGCCGCCAATATGGTGGCCGTGTTCACGAATGCGAC